GGAGTGATAGTATTAGTACCAGCTTCAAGAACCGCAAGACCTAATGCGTCAGTTGTTTCACCAAGATTTACACCGATCAATTCAGCAGATGCTAAGTCAGCTTTACCAGCAGTAGCAATATTTGCTAATGAAGTTGAAGTGATAACAGAACCATATTCATCCATAGTCAAAGTAACTTTAGTGTCACTCATTGTAGATGAAGTCGGCTGTGTGCCATCAGCTAAAGGCGTAGTTGCTTTAGTCATTCTTGAGAATACAGTAAACGCAATAGAGTTTGCCATATCGTCTTGCCTGATTGTTGCGTATGCGTCAATCTTGTTGTATGAGTTACCAGAAATGATAACCGCTTGATTCATTAAATCTACTACTGAATCAGATAGTGTTGTTTTTGTATTTAAAGCCATTTTTGCTTCTCCTAAAAATTAAATTTCGTTTTGGATTGCTCTCAATTCAGCCATAGTTTTAGCACCTTTGACTCGTTCCCCAACATCTAATGATGCTCGGTTAGAAGTCGCATCTACTTTCTTTGGCTGATTATCAGCACCCTTGAACAGATAAGGTTTGACACCTTTTAAGTCGGTTATAAATTCGTCTTGATTAAAATCTTCACTTCTACTGGCTTGTGCCAATAAATGCTTGAAATAATCAGCGTCTTTAATGCCGTTGTCGCTAACCACCTTTTGAATTGCCATATCGGCTTGAATCTTTTGGTTGTTAGTTTCCAAGCCTTCAATCGTTGAGTTTAGCGTTGAAATCAACTCTGCTGCCTTTTCCAGTTCGGACTTATTGGCATCATCTGCTTCTTTCTTTGCTAATATCAATTCTCTCGCTTGTTCAAAAGAATCTACGCCTAATTGCTCTGTTAATTCAGACTTAGCACGCTTTGCGCCTTTGCTAAAGCCTTTATCAATCAAGGCATCAAGTTTAGATTGTGATATAACCACCTCATTTTCAGTCTTAGGAGTATTGACCGTTTCCGTTTTATCCACGTCTGGCATAACATTTACCTCTTATATATAAAAAGTTGTTTAAATAATAACACTAACTAATTGATTTTACAAGTTAATTAAACTGTCACTAATTTTATCTACTACTTTGTTAATCTCTTTATCGCTTAGATTAAAGAAATCACGCTTATGAATATTGATATTATTATATGCTTTCTTGTTTTCATTAGCATCATCAAAATGAAAAAGTAATTTAGGCGAGCCACCTTTTTTAGTTTTATATGTTATTGATCTAAGCATATCGCCAGAATCTTCAAACATATACTTGCGCCCACGCTTTGCTTTATCCGCTAACGTGCTTTTACTTAATGATTTAAAAGCTACACCATCAGCATCAGCACCACGCTTAACACGCTTCTTTAATGCCAGTATTGTTGAAGTTCCAGACGTTTCTAATGCCTTGTAGACTTTCTTATTAATACCCTTCTTAATGGCTTTATAGTCTGGCGTTTTAAGCATCTTCATTAGTTCACCTCATAACCTAAATCAACAGCATCATCTTTAGTAACAAACGTAAAGAAGTGTCTACAATTCCAAGCACGTTCTGGTGCTGACTCTAACTCATTCTTTTCATCTGTTGAGTAGGCTCTATTGGCTTCCAATACATCAGCGCAAAATGGTCTTGTTACATCATCAACATCATTGCCATCATATATCCAAACAATATCCTCATCATCTTTAAGCGGTTCTGCTCTCTGGTTCAGCGTTGCCTGACGATAGTCATTGATTGCTGTATTAGCGTAAGTCTTTGCGTATGACACATATTTAGTGCCACCCAATTCACCAGCCATTGCTTCAAGCAAATCAGCCTTAGTCTTGCCAGCTAAAACATTGTTATATAAACCCTTTTTAAGGGTTAATCCAGCATCAATACCAATCTGCTCAATACCTTTAATCTGAAGTTCTTTAATCGCTGTTAGGCGTTTAATCTGTTCATCACCAAGGGTTTTAAGTAGTCCAGATTCATCAAGAATAGCATTAAGCGAACCTTGTAAATCATCAAGCGTATTAACGTATCTTTGTAACAGATTGTAATAACCCGCTTCTTCTAAGATTCCACGCCAGATAATATCAAACTTCACTACTTCATCAATGTCAGTAATATTAGCAATACGTGCTGTGGCTAATACATTAATCTTTTTGAATATCTGCTCTAAACGCTTATCAAACTTGTCAATAATATCGTCAAGTTCTTTCTGATTAGCATTAATGAGTTTCTTTAGGCTCACAACTTCTGGTCAATATCCGTAGTAATAGCAACGCTTGTTATCTTATTAAGCATATCGTTACGCGCATTCAAGTTAATAGCAACATCAGCCTTAGCATCTTCTTCTGTTAAGTCTGGATTGTTACGCATCATAATATCAGTAGGCTTAGTTAATCCCATATCAATAGACTGCTGATCAATAGTTAATTGCTCTGATTGTGATGCTGGGTAGTTAGGCTCAACAAAATCAACCGTCATTTCTCCATTAACAGCCTTGCCGTAATATTCGGATACTTGACCAATCAATGTAAACAACTCACGCTCATACTGTTTAAAGTCTGCTTGTTGCTCTAATGTGAACCTATCTAATTTAAGGTTCTCCATCTGTAAAGCAAAGCCAGATGATGCTTGGCTTGTCATTCTGAATTGAGATGGTGATACACCATAGTTAATTGCTAACTCATTAGCCAGTTCTTGAATCACCCTATGAAGTTGCTCATAGTTTGATTGTAAGTCTAAAACATCAATCTTAGTATTTTGACCAGTAAGCGTTAAGATACTCAACGGATCTAACATTTGCCCTTGAATAGATGAAACGTTATCACCAGATCCAACTAATTGCTTGAACGATTGAGACTTGATAATGTGATTTAAAAACGTCCTGTGGACTGATAGGTCAATAGTTCCATTGCTTAAATCATCACCAGTATATGCGTCCCAGAAAGACTCATCTCTCCAGCCGTTATGTAGATACACGAAAGGCAATACACCAAATGGATTAACCATTTCATCGTTATCTTCAACCGCTACAACCTTATTTTCACCATTGGATTTGTCAATGTAATAGTGTTCAGTATCAGACCAATATGCCCAGCGTTCAACCTTATCATCTTTGCCAGTCATTTCAACGAAGTAAGCAACCCACTCAACCGCGCCTTGGCTATAACCAACTTCAGTTTGATGTGGAAGCCTTAGCATTATCTTTGGCTGCTCTTTAGCACTATCCCAGCTAACTTGTACAAGTACGTCATTGAAGGCGTTCATATATCTGTTTGCTTGCGACATTACTTTATCAACTCGTAAGTTGTTGTATAGTTCTTGAGCATCATCTGATTCAAAATCACGATTAACACCAAAAGAATATACGTTTGAAGTTGCGTTCACAACCTGCTTCATAACGTTATTGTTTGTATTTAGTTGAACGTCTAATTTCAGTTCAGCGAACGCACGATAGATTCTACCTAACTTTGAGATGACTTGGTCATCATAATTATCATCATACATTGCCTTGCGTAAAGCGAATTTCTTTAATCTTGCTGTGTCATTCATTAACCAACCCTCATTCTAATGTTGCGAACTTCGGTCTTATGTAAGCCGTGTTCATATTCAATATAATACCCAACGGAATCCACCGAGTGGGTTAAGTCTTGGTTAGACTTGTCTACTTCGCCCTTGTCATTGTATGACATCTGTTCTAAATCAGTAATTAATTCTTGATTGCGCGAACATATCGCTATATTAACATCTCCATTACCATTTCGCAACATAGAATTGAAAGCATTATTGCGGTCGTGGATTCGTGGGTTTGCTGTTTTAATCTTCATCTTATGGAATCCAGCATCTCTAATCAAGTCGTAATTAGTCTGGGCTGTGCCTTGGCTTCTTGCTTTACCCGCAGCATCACCATAGATTGTAGCACTCATTAATGTAGCACCAAGATGTGCAAACTTACTCTTTAAATAATCAAGCGAATCAACTAATGGCTTACCCTTGATGATAGCATTATCAATAACAGTCACCTTGCCATCGATCACTTGTATTAGATAGATTGCGTTATAAGGATTGATGTTAAAGTCAAAGCTAATGATTAGCGGTAGAGTTGGATTAATGTCCAGATTATCGACCACGTGAACATCACGATCAAAACAATGATATACGGCACTACCATTAACATTAATAAACTCACCAAGCAAATACTGTTGAAGCAATTTCTCATCATAAGTATCTTTTAATGTATCAATGTAATCTGGTGGTAGATGCTTGTTATCATACGTTGATGCTTTAATCAATCGGTAATTATCTGGCTTGTTAGCCACTAATAGATTATAAGCGAATCTGTAACCCTCTGGCGTTCCTACCAAGTCAACTTGATTGGGTGCTTTATCTGGTAACTTAGCACGATTACGAGCCAATATCTGTTTGAATGCTTTATCCATCTTATGCCTTGGCATAATGTCGCACTCATCAA